TTAGATGGTGGTGCGGCCTACATCACCGGGACCGAAGTTTTCCCGGTATTGGCCCAAGTAACCGACAGCCGTCTCTGCATTGGTGAAGAGACCGACCGTGCCCCCGGCAATAGCGCCCATGGCGGTTGGCACGATCAGGCCGACCAACTGGGAAAGAGCGCCGAAGCCGAAGCCGCCGGCACCGCCCCATTTCCCGCCTATTGCCATGCCCGTCGCGGCGCCGTCGACGGCGCCTACGATCATGCCGGAAAGAGTTCCACCCGAAACGCAGGTGACTTCAATGTCATTGAGTTCTTTCATTTCATATATCTCCTTTAGGCTTCCCGTGAGTCTGGAAAGCCATTCGATGGTACTAATCCGAAAGAGTGGGATGAACTGCCAGGATTAGCGGTTTTTCATGGGCTCGATAATTCGTTTGACAATGAGTTTCAATATTCGGCGGATGAAGGTTTGCCACTCCGGGTAAACTTTGCGAATGATTAAGGCCGGTTCGTGCGACACCTCGATAAGACCTGTTGAACAAGTCAACGCCGTATCGAGGGCTCATTCATATCGGCTCCGGCCAACCGCTCTTCGTCCGAGTCAGTACGGCCTCGCATAGCGGCATTTCATGGCATCAGCCGGTCGAGCAGCGGCGAGCTGAACAGCCGATGCGGATCGGCTTCGTTCAACTGGCGCACCGCGCTGTCCCAATCGTTGTCTGCGACCAGGCCCTGGCGTAGCGACTGCGCCACCAACTGGTCGACCACCGTCGGCTCGTCCCAGGCGGCGGCGGGGCTGTAGCCCCAGCCCTTGCTCCACTCCACCCGCAGCGAGGCGTAGTCGCCGCTGAAGTGGTCGAACAGCCAGGCCTCGAACTCGTGGTAGAAGGCATTGGCCTGCGGGGTACCGGGCAGGCTGAGGATGTCCAGCCAGATCGCCGTGTCCCACTCCGGTTGGTCGGGGCGCGGACGGATCGCCGACAGGCTGGGCACCTGGGCGCCGGGAACGATCGACTCGCCGGGCTGGTCGAGCCCGCTGACGCGAATCTCCACCGGGCCGTTCATGGGGTAGTGGCCGTTGGCGCGGTAGGCGGCGACCATCGTCTGGTACTGCAGGTAGAACTCGTTGATCACCCGCTGCACGTCGCGACGCCGGGTCAGCACCGCGTAGCCGTTGGCGGTGACGCGAAGGGTGCTGGGCTTGATGTACAGCAGCAGGTCCTTGCTCCAGCCCCACAGGTCGTAGCCCAGGGTCAGCGCCATGCCGCCCACTACCAGGTCGTACTGCAGCTTGCCGAGCAGCGGGGTGAGTTCCGGGTGGCCGGTGTTGATCGCCGCCAGCAGGTCGGACAGCGCCTTGGGAATGTTGTCGGAGAAGGGGTAGTTGAACGGGCCGTTGACCGCGCGGGCGCCGAACGGGCAGCGCGGGGTCGGCGTCCAGACCTTCAGCCAGGGCTTGTCGGTGAAGGGGAACCAGATGGCCTCGGCGCGTCCGCTTTTCTGCAGGAAGCTGTCGAAGGTCCTTCCGCCGCTGCCGGCCGCGGCGAACATCTCGCTCGCCGGGATGTTCACGTAGCTCTGGCAGCGCATGCGCTTGTTGACCCCGGCCTGGAGGGTCGCCTCGACGATGAAGGCGCGTCCGAGGTGGACGAGGAACGGCGCGCAGGCCGGATCGTCGCGGCGGAAGGTCTTCAGCACGTATTGTCCGGCGGCGCCGTCCCAGACCACCGCGGTCAGCGCCACGATGCTGTTGCTCAGGGAGCCGTAGCTCTGCCCCGGCAGGCGGCTTTCGCCCTGCGCCGGGATGCCGGTGCCGTGGCCGTCGATGGCGAGCACCCCGCCGAGGGTCAGGTCGCCCGGCGCCGGCGTGGCGACGAAGCCGAGCTTGACCCGCTCCAGTTGTTTCAGCAGGGCTTCCATGGTGACGCCGGTCTGCGCGCTGAACAGGCCGAACTCGCCCTGGGCGTCGATCCGTACGCGGGTCAGGTAACGGCTGGTTTCCACCAGCACGATGCGGCTCTCGCAGTTCTCGCCGCCTTTCAGCAGCAGCGGGGACCAGTTGTGACCCATGCCGCGCGGGCGCACCTTGAAGCCGTTCTGCCAGGCCCAGTTGACCACCGCGAGAACCTCTTCGTTGGTGCGCGGGGCGCAGCTCCAGAGGTCGTCGGCGGCGATTTCCCCCGACCAGTTGCGGAACGCCCGCCGATAAAGTTCGAGGCCGGCCGGAAAGCCTGCCGGCGCCGGACAACTGCTGGCGGCGGCTTCGGCGGGCTGGATGACGAAGGCCGGGGTCCAGCCGGCCACCAGGCCGACCGCGCCGAGCGTGGCACTCTTGCCGAGGAAGCTGCGGCGCGACAGGCCGCCGGATTCCTGGTCGGGATCGCCGACGAAGGCGTCGGCGTGCTGGATGAGGTCGTGCATGGCGGTTCTCCTGATCGGGGCGCTGGTCGCCCCTTCCCGGTTGCCGGGTCCTAGGTCGCCGCCGGGGGCGTCCGGGTCTCCGGCGACGGTGGAGGCCCGCTCCGCGACGGGAGCGGGCCGAGGTCCTGGGATCAGGTCCACTCGGTGTCGTAGTGGTAATCGATGCGGCTGGTGTCGCCGCCGAGCAGGCCGCCGACCGCGGCGACGCCCTTGAACACGCCGTAGCCGAGGGTGTCGGCCAGTTGATGGATGGGGGTCAGGCCGACGGCGTTGAACACCTTGCCGACCGAAGAGATGACCGACGTGTTGAGCAGGTCGTTGGACACCTTGACCACATCGACGATGGCATCGCCGACGAAGCTGAAGAGTCCGGCGCCCGATACCTGGTCGATTTCATCGAAGCTCAGTTCCTGAAGTGTGGCGAGTTGCATGGCGCTATTCCTTCATCAATCAAGTTTTGAGCGATAGCCGGCCCTCTCGCATAAACATCGGTTTGCGAAGATAGAGTGACTATCGGTTGCCAGCCGCTCTGGAAAAGTACTTTGCCGGCTGGTCGCTGAAAATTACTGATCTGCCGGCGAGAGTGTCAATCTGGGAAGTTGATAGGGTGAACTTGGAATATCCATGCTAGGCAAATGACGCCGATATTCTGTCAGTGGAATTGGTCGATGTTTTTTCGAATGCCGCGATAAGCATCTGGATATTGCTGATCCATTGATATTCGTGGGTACTGGGAAGCGGTTCGCTATTTTTACGAGATGATGCGCCAATCCAGAAAGGTATCGAATTATTGCTTTCGGAAAAAATTCAACTGCCTTGCTGATAGGTTTCTTCCGGTCGAGTTATTGAAGTCCATGTCCGGTCTTGCGTTGTTTTTCAAAGTAGAGAAACCGGCGTCATAAATTTGTGCGGATAACTGGCGGGCAAACTTTCCCAGGCTGCGCTTCTGTTGCGGGGAAGTGCTTCGGTTCGGGTCGAGGCGCTTTCCAGTCTTGACAGCCCGGCACAGGCGCGTAGAGTGCCGCGCATGAATCGTGCAGCCCTGACCTTCAAGCGCTATTACGCCTATCTGCTCCCTCATTGAGGCGGTAGATGCGTCGCTGCATTCCCGAACCGCCCGAGGCGGCGGTCCGGTGATCTTCTGCCTTATGTTTGATTTTCTATGTGTATCAGTAGCTTAAGACTGATCGTTTCCACAAATTTTGTCTTCGTTTCCGCAATTCATGCCTATCTAACGGGGTTCACGGCCTTCCCGATCCGGCGGTAGACGCGTTTTGTGATCTCCTGGGTCGTGTGTCCGAGCAGGTCTGAGGCGTCGGCCAGGCTCTCGATATCGGAGGCCGCCTTGGGGCGAATGTCCCGGAACTGGAACTGCATGATCTCCCTGGCCAAGTCTTGGTCACCCGCCTTGATCGCCTCATCGGCCGCAGCCTTGCGTGCGGTATCGAACCTGGTGCGAAGCATCTTCTCTGTCATCGGCTGGCCCTTCTCGTTGGTGACCAGTGCCGGAGAATCGGAGGCGATCGACTCGACCAGGTGGCCGAGCTGGGTCATCTGTCCGTCGGCGCGGCGGAGTCGTATCCGGAGCTTGCGAGACGTCTTGTTCTGCCCGACCAGCAGGTAGTCTCCGGAAACGTCGTTCTTGCGCAGCTTCCTCACGTCAGCCGGGCGTTGGCCTGTCAAATACGCGAGGTCCATCGTCACCCGCAGATCGTCCGGGGCTTTCTCGTAGAGCGCCTTCCACACCTCGTCCGTGACGTACACATCGCGCGGCTGCTCCTTGTTCTTCTTCACCCCGCGACAGGGGTTTTCCATGCTGGTGATGCCCCACTCCCTGGCCATGTTGTAGGCGAAGGAAAGCAGGGTGATCTCCCTATTCGCTCGAACCTTGGCCGTCCTGGCGTCTCGGTACTGAGCGATGGTGCTCGGCGTAATGTCCTCTACCGGGGCTTCGTCAAAGGCGCCCAGCAGTTGGCGGATCATCTTCGAATACTCTTTCTGGGTCTTCGGCGCCTTCGTCGGAACCACGTCCCGCTCGAACCTGCGCAACAGATCGCCGACGGTCCGAGTGGTTGGCGGCACGGCCTTTCTCTCCAGCTTCGCCCACTTCTCCCGAGCCTCATCCAAGTCCGTGCCCAGCGGGATCTCCTTGCGCCTCCCCTCAGCATCCCGCCCGTCGTAGTAGTAGCCGACCCAGACCTTTCCTGACTTCATCGTCCGGGTACGCTTGATCATGCGAGGCGGCAGGCCCCGGTTCTTGTTGCTCCGCGGTCTCATCATCTAACCCTGGACAGGTCCAGGCTCCACTTCTCGGTTGCTTCCATCGTCGGCTTCACGCCGGCCAGCTTCAGGCGGGCATATACGCGCCCAACTATCGGGCGGTTCGCCGCGGTCACGGCGTACTTCCAGCCGTACCTATTCAGCCACTCGATCTGCTGGCTCGGGTACTTGCGCCCAGTCAGCTCGGCGACTTCCTCTTCGGACAGGAACTCGGATACGGGGCTAGTCGAGCTTCCCATTCCCTATCTCCTCTTCGTTGCGCGCTACGACCAGGCGTAGCGGCACTTCGTGGCGCCCGCGGGCAACCAACTCACCATCAACCACCTCGGTCGGATCTTCCAGGCACACCTTCTCCAGGGCCTTGATCGCAGATCGGATGTACTTCGGTATGGCTGCTGATTTCTGGTAGTGCTCGAGCAACCTCCGCTTACCGTCTTCCGACACGCCTTGGAAGTGGTCGAGCGCCTTTTTGGTGGCGGTGACGATTTCCTCGGGCTCTGCCCCCACCTCGCAGCGAACCCAACCTATCAGGCGGCGCAGGTGGTTCATTTCGGCCCGGGTCAGCCGGCGCGCGGTCATCTGCCTACTCACGCCCTACCTCCGGTTTCCGTTCGATCACGCGCATCGATCCGTCTCGGCAGTGCAGCGTCAGCGCGGCCCGCCTCGTCTCGATCGTTCCGTCGTTGCGGATCACGGTCTGTGGTACACCGTAAAGTGGCCCGCCGGGTGCGAACGGATCGGGTAGAGCCTCAGGGTTCTCCTCTGCGAATCGCAGCATCTCGGCTATGATGCAGTTGAACAGTGGGCCGTCCTTCAGGTCCGCCTCTCGCCTTCCGCTGAAAGCGTTCGAGCTGTCCTCAAGGCCTTCGACGAAGGCGATGTGATTGAGCATCTGCCCAGGCTTGGCGCCTTGGATGGCGGCGCGGTGGACCGGATTGACGCCGAGGGCATCGCAGATGCGATCGACTCCAATCTCTCCCTCGATCCACCTCTCGGCCTGCAGGAGCCAGGCGCCAAGGGCGGCTTGGGCTTTCTCGTGGTAGCTGCTGGATGTTCTCCGAAACTCCTTCGCCTGTTCCAACTGGGCCCTGGTGAATGGAAGGCCCTTCCTTGCCTCCTTGATCTTTCGATCAGCACAGGTCCTGTCGGCCTCCCAGCCGAACTGGTACTGCCTGGCCATGCGACGCGCGACCAGGAGGCGGGTGAGCGCGGAGAGGTCTGGCTTGTCCCAGATGTTGAGCAGACGCTTCAGGTTCTCGTAGGTCATCAGCATGATGGCGGCTCCTTGTCCACGCCCATCCTATGGAGTAGACGTTCCTTGCAGAGCTGTTCTTGAAGGCGTTGGATCTCGCAGGTGTAACTCTTCGCAGTCCGCAGCGAGCCGAGCGCGTATCCGACGTAGAGGCCGCCCGCGCACCAGACGATGCAGAGGAGTAGTGTTCCGATCATGGCTGGCGCCCCTTGTTCGTGTCGCAGATCCGCAGGTCGACGCCGCAGGCCTGGACCAGTTCGGTCAACTCGCCGAGCTTGGTGTTGGGGTTCTGCATCGCCTGGCCCAGGCGGACCAACTGCTGGCCAAGGGTGGCGAGCGGGGTAGGGCGATACCCTGGTGGTGGCGGAATATCGGAGCCTCTCATCACTGGCATACCTCCCAGATGAACAGGGTCTTGAACGGCTGGAGCGCGGCGCCGGCGGCAACAGTGGCCAGGCCAAACAGCGCGACGAGTGCGATGGCGGTCAGTGCTTTTCTCATGCTTCACATCCAGGCGCTGGCGCGTTTTCCATACAGTCCGGGCACGGCTCACCGTCATCTTCCTGGTCGTCGCTCTTGATGAGGACCAGGCGTCCGCCGCAGTGGTGACAGAACAGCGCGCCGTTCTCTGCCGGTCCATCCTCAACGAAGCCCCAGGTCTGGCCGCAACCTGTTTCCCAGATGCCGCTGCTTTCGGTCCATTTGCACGACGGGGATGCCGAACTGGTTGGTTCGGCGGCGAGCATGGCGCGCAGTTCTCGGAGCAGAGCTTTCCCGGTAGCGCCGCGCTGCGCGAGGAATTCGGACAGGCGCCCGATGAACTCTTCCGGCACGCTGTGCTGAGCCTGGCGGTCGATCAACGCGATGATGTGATCGGGCATTGTCAATGCCTCGTAACGCACCATCAGGTCCGAGGCCTCCTCTCCGCTGAGCAGCGGGTTCTTGAGCGCGACAGCGATCCGGCGAAGCTCCGAGTGCTCGCCGTGTGTCGGCACCGGCTTCTCCAGCTCGGCTAGCTTCCCCTCAAGCTCTGCGGCTCTTGCCAGGGCGGCGTCTCGCTCTTTTTCGCAGCGCCCCCAGCCGTTCGTTGCGCTACCGAGCTTGAAAATCAGCTCGGTGTTGCGCTCTCGCTGAGATTGAAGCTCCGCCCGCAGTGCTTCGACTTCGGCCTGGGCGGCCTTCAGTTGATCCTCCAAGCGCTTGGCATAGCCGCGAATGCCTTGCACGGTCCAGCCACCATCGATGGCGTCTTGCGGCAGCCCTTCGCAGATACGCTCGAACTGGCGCAGGCGCCTCAGTTCATTGACCGCTACCTCGACGGCTTCAATCACTGGCACGCCGACGTAGCCGTCCTCGATATCTACTCGATCAAGCCAGCGCACCAGAGTTTGGAGGCTTTCGGCCAGTTCGCTGTCGCCCGATCCCGGCGCGGGGTAGGGTCGCTCGCCGGCACTACCCGGTCCGGACAGAGGTTCGCCGCCAGGGTTGCCCGGCTCTGAACTCGCTCCAGCGCCACCCAAGGCCGCCAGTGCGATCTGTCGCATGTTCGCCGCCGGGAGGTCGTCTTGCTCGGGACAGGGGAGCTCGGCGATGGTGCGGAGCGCCAGGAGGGCGCGCTCGAGCGGAATCTCTCCTGCACCCTCGGTGCCGGCCAGGTGCTTCGCTACCGTTTCCCGGATGACGCGTAGCGCGTTCATGGCCTGGAGCGAGCTACCGTCCTGGCCGAGCTTGGCGGTCAGGTCGATCTGTTTAAACAGGGCATGGGTCATAGGTCACCCCCTTGCTCGGCGCTGCGCACTGCCTGGTAGGCGAGGGCGTAGCAAGCCATTTGCACCAGCAGGCTCGAAGCCGCGAGTGCAGGGTGGTCTGTGAGGGCCAGGGCCGCCACGTGCAGAGCGCCGGTAGGGATGGAGAGCCAAGGACGGGCGAGCAGGTTCGCGGCTCCTTGCCCCTTGATGCCGCCGGCGAATATCAGCAGCCAGCAGAGAACGTTCGTGGCCGCCGCCACATAGAAGGCGAACTGGTGAAGCGACCCCTGACCGAAGTACAGGCTCGCGCTGAGCAGCAGGCTGATCGCGGTGCCGATGAGTGCTTGCTTCATGATCAGCGATCTCCGGTGGCAGCGGTCAGAGCATCGAGGAGCGCTTGCTTCCGGCGCTGACCATGCAGGTACTCGCGCAGGGCGATGATGACCACGCTGTTCATGCTGCGTTCATCGCGCCTGGCCTCGGCTTCCACCTCGGCCCTCAGGCCGTTCGGCAGTCGGACAGCGAACTTGTCCATGTCCCGGCTGGTGCTGGCCGGCAGTTCGGTTACAACGGTTGCTCGTTTCATAGTTTCTCCAGGGCGAGCAAGGGCCCGCCGGCATTTGTGGCTTTGCCAAAATCGGTTGGGTTATGGGTTTATTGGTGCGTCAGGGGCATGCCGAACTTGCACCCCCTTCGGTGATCCGGTGTTGGTGATAACCGAACAGTCCGTCCAGGTCGATGTCGTACACCTCCTTCCAGGCATCCGCAGGCCACGCCCGGACACGGCCATAGAGAGGGTCTTCGACATAGTTGGGCTGGACTCCGTGGGAATCGCACCATGCACGCAATTTGCGCCAGGCCTGCGGGTCGAATTGAGTCTTGGTGAGGTTCTCTACTGCCTTGACCGTCGCCTGCCGGGTACCACGCCCGAGTTCATCTGCAAGACGACGTGCCTCGCGGACGGCGGCTGAAGCCGATGCCATTGCAGTGGCCTCTCGCCGGGAACCGATCTCTGCCTTGGTGGCGATGGCGTGGTCGCGCTCTTCGATGGCCTTCTGCTCAGAGCGCTTGGATTCCAGTAGGTGCTCCAGTGCCTGGATGTAGTCACCGGGGAGGGCCGGGAGCGTTTGCTTGGCCCGTGCCTCCAACTCGTGCAGTCGATCCAGGCATTTCGCGCGGAGCGGAATGCTGTAGCCCGTCAGGAGGATTTCGACCTCGCGGCGGGGCAGATTGAAGCAATGCTGGAGCCGCCCATAAGCGTCCGGGACATCTCCTGAAAAGTCAGGAGATCTTCCGTCGGCGTCGATCTGATATCCGAGCTCAAGGAGCATCTTGCGAATATCGGCAATGACGTTGTCATGGCGCTTTCCAGTCAATTCGGCAATCTCGCGGCTCGACATGGTGACGGCGTTGGTTGTGGTGATCAGGCTCATGCTGCAGCCCTCCTTTCGCGAGTGGCTTCGAGCATTGCTTTCAACTCGCCTACCTGGCCATCGAGCAGACTTCCCCAGTCGTCGGCCAAATACTGGCCAACACCGGCCAGGCGCTTGTTGTGGGACGGGAACTGTTCGGCCTGGTAGATCGCCCGGAAGATGGCGGACAGGTCGTAGAGGGTGCTGACGGCGAGCTCGATGGAATCGTAGGCCTTGGCGGCCAGGTCGAATGCTTCGGGCGCAACTTGGGTAGGGCTTGCCATTGTGGGGGAACTCCATAGCTGATTAGGGAGCTGCCACCGACCGTCGCCAAACGGAATAGGGTGGCAGACCGCGCGGGGTTGGCGAACCGGGGCTATGGAACCCGGCAGACCCGAAGGTCTCCCCACGCGATCTGCCATAGAGAGACACCGGGTAGCCGGTGCACGCCCAAACGGCAGGCACAAAAAAAGCGCCTGATGTTGGGTTGGCGCTGTCGCGCCATAGCCTGTCGGGTCGCCAAACCCGGCCACTGAATTTGCAGTGACGGGCCGAGCATAGTCCCGACTGTGAACAAGGGTCAAGTTCATCTCGTTCTCCGCGATTCAAACCGGCGATTTGCCGGTTTTACCCATCTGCAGGTATCCACCGCACAACCGCCTCAGTCGAAGCGGCTGTACGCTGGGTTTCCAGCCCCTGCCACGCCAAGCCAAGCCGTTCTCTGCCACGCCAGGCCAAACCCGGCCAAGCCACGTGATGCCTTCGCACCGGACAGCACTCCACCTGAAGCGCTCGCCGCTGCGTCAGATCAGCCCTCTCTGTTGCAGGTCGTTCAGTTCTGCGTCCGCAAATGCGGCCGCCGCCTTCAGGTCTGCCACGGTAAGCTCGTCGAGCGTCTTGCCCAGGCCCTGGATGTGCCGGGCGAAAGCGCGCTGTGCCGGCCCGTTGTAGCCATGGCAAAAGTCGGCCGCTGCGCGCAGTTCACCGTCGAGCTGCAGCGCCAGGATGTTGAGAGGATCGTTTCTGTCCCAGGCCATGATCACGCCACCCAGGCCACGCCATCGCGGCGAGCAGTCAGACGAGTTTCGATCTTCCTTTCGCCGCCACGGCGCGCCCGCATGGCCGGGTCTTCATCGAGGAGGGGTTGTGCTGCCGCCAGGAGGGCGAGGATGCCAACGCACAGGGGGCTGATAATCTGGCGCTTGTACGCCTCCAGCACCAGGCCGCGGATAGTCTTGGCGCCGAGCTTGAACCGCGCATCATCCAACCGCTTGGATACGGTTCCAGGCGCGATGCCCATCAGCTTCGCGATCTCCTTTGCGGTCAGGTCGCTCGCCGCATGCAGGGTGGCCTCCAGTTCGCGCGGAGCGAGACCCATGCCGAGACGGCCTTGCCAGGTATCAGTGCTGATGGTGGTGGCGCAATCCATAATGAATTCCCTCGACTACGATGAGGGAAAATTAGCATTGCTTTATTTTTATGTAAACAGCCTGGCTAATATTTTGTGTTTGACGAGAAAAAAACCCGGCTTCTGCCGGGCTTGGTGGGCTCATTTTGCTAAGCGAAGCCCTCGCTTTCTTCTAACGGTTGACCACCAAAACACCCAGCCGAGGACCCTGATTTGCTGTGCCTGCTCCGGTGTTAGGAACTCGTCTGGGTACTCCTCATCATTCTCGCTACGGATTCGCAACCCTCCGCCTGGAAGGCGATAGAGGAATTTCACTCGAAGCATGCCGTCGTGGTCAAAGGCATATATCTCACCATCTTCGATATGCGTAGCACCCCGGTCAATACCGATAGTGGCACCGTCCATGATCAAGCGCTCCATGCTCCTACCTCGGAGGGTCGCACACGCAGCGTTCTTCTCGTCAACCCCTGCCTCGCGAAGCGTTGACCTAGCAAAGCGTAAGAGCCTTCCGGGAACCTCAACGACCTCCGTAGCTCCGGTTCCTCCAGCCAACTCGACCTCCTTGTACAGCGGAATGGCTACCTCATCTGGACCAAGCGGCGTGGAGTCATCCCAAGGGGACATGCATCCGATCAATTCCGCATTGGGCTCGACAGCTTTCAGTGCTGCAGGGCCTTGGTCGGTCAATCCGTTTGCAATCCTGGTCATTTCTTCCAGTTCTGCAGCAAGGCGAGGGCTGACCTCCGCAGGAGAAAAGCTCAGCACCTGCGAGAACTTCAGCAAGGCATCGATATTCAAGGCCAGCTTGCCGGACATGTACTGGTTGACGGTGCTTTGTGCGGATGCCCACCCGCAAGCCTCCCCAACGCTTTCCTGGGTGATGGCTTGCCCTCGCGCCGAAGCTTCTGCCTTCCGCTTGAGGTAAATCGCCTTGAGTCGGGCGCACTCAAGAGCTTCGTGGGGGGCTAGGGGTCTTCGTTGTCTGCTCATGCCAAAACTGTATTAGCTCTACTTAATTGTTTCAAACAGCCAGGCTTTTATTTGTTGCTGGAAAAAACAAGCCGGGCTAATATCTCCGGGAAACACCTCATGGACCAGCCAGATGAAAGACGTCCCGTTGAGCGAGTTCTTGGGCACCAAAACCTTTCGCGCCAAGCAGAAGGAAGTGGCCAGAGCTCTTGGCATAACCCAAAGCGCTGTATCTCAAATGGCGAGATCTGGCCGAAGAGTCTTCGTGCGCGTGATCGACGGTCAGGTCGTCGGAGCCTTCGAGATAAAGGCTGTTCCCTCGAACAGTCGAATCTCGCTACCCGCTTCGTGCTGCGAAGCTTGGACCGCAGGCTCCGCCGACCTTGAGCCCATTCTGCCGTCCGACTCCCGCCTGGGGCAGTGCGCTGATGCTGCTGTGCAGGCATCCAGTGCCGAGGTGGCTCCGTGACTTTCCTTTCGAAGATGGCTCGCTTCCTCGGGCTGGATGTTCAGCGTGATCGGATCGCGGCTGCTTGGCGCGGGCAGGGCTTTCAGGCTGGTGTCATTTACGACGAAGCAGAGATTCTGCGGCGTCTTGGCTGGCGTGAACGGCTTCAACGGCGACTTCGACAAGTTCTCCGGTGGTTCGGTTTATCAGCACCGCCATCCCGTTGTTTTCCAAGGGGCCGCGCACCGAGTCCCCAATCCGAAGCTCGCCAACCAGCACATCAACGATCGCAAACCTATCGTCGGTGCGAACCGCATAGCGAGGAAGGCTAGCGTGATAGCCGCATACCACTCCCATTACTGCCATACCACGGATCTCCGTCTGTTCCCCGTTGAGGGGACGAACGATAGCACGGAGTGTCCTGGCGCCACTTTGCGGCCCGGCTGACCCATACGCCGGAAAGCAAAAAGCCCCGCTTTCGCGAGGCCTTTAGTCGGTAGTCGTTGGCGCGACTTCCTAGGTACTTCTTTGTCTCGAGGGAGACATCAACATGCATCTCAAAAATATCAAAACGTCAAGCCAGGCGCAACAGTCAGTGACCACTGAGGAGGTTGGATTTCTCCTAACCCCCAGCGGGCTCTGTGCGCTCCAGGTCTGCGAGGGGGTTCCCATCGTAGAGGTAATGCAACGTTACGAGGAGTCGCTCAACGCTCTCTGCGCTTTGCTCAGGCGCATGGCCAGGGATATCGATCACCCTATGAGCGACTCCGAGGCGGAAGCTATCGCGCTGCTCACCGAGGTGGTGGCGGCTATGCACAGTAGCTGCGTGCGCGGCCTTGATGCTGCGGGAGGTGCTGCATGAACGCGCTTCTGAGAGCTCGCCCTATCGACCCGGAGAACAGTTTCTTCAAGGTCAACCCTGGACTTTCCAAGCGGGAAGCCTTGGACGAGGCCAGCGTCATTCTGGCAGGACTCAGCGACATCCTCATCTCCCTCGTCGAGGGTAGCCCCATGGATGGCAATGGCTACCACGCGCTGGCGTACCTGAGTGATGCGGCAAAGGCTCTGGTGGATGCCGCCATCCCTCTGCCCGCGGAGGAGGCGGAAATCGCCGCTGCGCTCAATGCAAAGGAGCGCCGCCAATGAACCTCTCGACGCTGCTCAGCAGTCTGACCTCCCGGGTCCCGGGCGAAGACCTGACCGATAAACAGATTCTCTCCATCAAGTCAGACCTGGGGGCGGCTCGGCAAGCGGCTCAGAACATGGCGCTTGGTGTCGCCGCGGTCGGGAATCTGCTGGCGAACGTTGGCGCTGAAGGCGAAGTCGGCCAGGAAACCTCAGAGCGTCTCGGCTGGTTTCTGGAGGAGATCGGCGGGGCCATCTTCATGTTGGTTGAGCTCGAGCAGGTCTGCACGGATCGCATCAACCGGCAGAAGGAGGCTCAGCAATGAGGGCCACTCTGGGTATCAGCTTCCGGGCGACTGCGCCCGTTGATCTTTCGAAGGGAGATCAGAAAGCGAATGTCCTGTGCGTGATGGATGACATCGATGCCGACCTTGCATTGGACAGCGCTGTCGACCTGCTTGACGCGATTCAAGGCGGGCTCCTCGACATCCTCGACGAGCCGAGTGTTAGTCGTCGCGTAGTCCTACTTCTTCATGCGGCCGAGACAGCCACTGCCCTGGTCCGTGCTGCCCTGGAGGGTGGGGAGGTGGCCAATGACTAGGCGCATTGGAGCGAAAGCACTCGGTGACCAGCTCTACAGCTATATCGGCGCCATCCAGGACTTGGCTACCGCAGTCCGCGAAGACTTGGCTTTCGAAGGTTGCGAGCCGGGCCCACGCCTGACCGGCGACCAGGTGGATGCGATCCATCTGTCGATTATCACTATCGCCAGGTTGGCTGGCGAAGACTTGATCCAACTGCTGACCGAGCTGGAGGTGCCGGCATGAGCTCTGTGTCTGATGCAAAACGCCCTCGTCGAGGCAAGAAGCCACAGGGGATATCTCTCCACCCGCGCGCCAAGGAAACTTGGCAGCGCTTGCCCTTCGTAGGCAAGGACCATGGTCGCTACTCAATGTGGGATGTTCCTTTGACTGGTAGCTACCTCACCGGTCTCGAGGCCGGCAAGAGTATCGCGCATATCTACCTGAAGTATGTCCGGGATGTGGACGACTGGATGGCCGCCGAGGTGCTCAGGAGCATGGTCCGCGATCTGATCGCCAAGGCGCCTTTGGATGAGCGAGAGGAAACTGTCAAACGCGGCCAGTTCGCGGGATTCATGAGCGAGATATTCAACTGGCTCAAAGCGTCTGCCCAGTTTGCCGGAAGCAGTCTAGACCGGGTGGAAGACCAGGCCCTGGTAGATCGGGTGAACCATTACCTGGATGCAGGCGTAGCCGATGCAATAGATGCCGAGATTGAGAGGGCTTCGACATGACTGGCCTAACCTCAATTGGCGGCCAGGCCGTCACCATGACCAGCCGCGAGATCGCGGATCTTGTCGAGGCTCGCCACAACGACGTTGTCACGACCATCGAACGTCTCTTCGACAAGGGGCTTTTACGATCAAGTCGTAAAACTCGCCGGGAGTCCACCGGTGGCCGTCCGATCGCTGTGTATGACCTGATCGAGAGGGATACTCACCTGGTCGTTGCTGGTTACAGCGATGAGCATCGTGCCCGAGTGATCGACCGCTGGCAGCAGCTTGAGGCTGAGCGTACCGGTCGCGATTACCAGATCCCGCGTACCCGAGCCGAGGCCCTGCGGCTGGCTGCTGACCTGGAGGAACAGAACGCCGTCCTGCAACTGGAGAATCAGCACCAGGCCGAGACCATCTCCAGCCTTGAATCGCTGTTCATGGTAGGCGAGACGCCTACTCAGTTCTGCAAGCGCCTGAACGGGGTGAACTGCGCCAAGGTAAACAGCACCCTGTGCCAACTCGGCTGGCTCTTCAATGAGCAGCGCGAAGAGGAGGGCGCACCGCGGTATCGCGTCGCCAGCCGTGTCCGCGACAAGTACCTCACCGAGCGCCCGCGCAAAATCGCCCCCGAGGGCGGTGACTCCTTCATCAAGTACGACCTGCAGTTGCTGCTGGCCGGCGCCCAGCGCCTGCACCAACTCTACATGCAGCAAAAGCTGGTCATGAAAGCCACCTGGGACGGCCGGTTCACGCAGGCCAAGTACACCGGGGAGACCATCCAATGACCACACAACCGAAACCGGGCCGGATCACCACCAGCCCCAACGGCCGCCCGGTGATCGCCGGGCCATGGCCGTCCTACCGTCAATTCCGCGACCTGCCCGAGCGTAAGCGCTGGGTGCTCTACGGCCACGCCAAGGCATGCCGCGGTGCGCTTGAAGATCAAGGGTTCCTCATGGCCGAGGGATACCACGACTTCGTGAAGCGCGTCACCGAGGAGCTCGATATATGAGACTCAAGCCAACCTTCGAAACCGATGTGTACATCAGCACCGGCGGCTATTTCGCGATCAGCCAAACGCACCTGATGGGTGAGGAGGAGGTAGTGCTTCTATCCCCCGATCAACTGCGCTCCGTGCTGGCCCATGCCCGCGTCTTGCTGCGGACTGAAAAGACTTGGTGGTCTCCGGAGGGCCGGGACTGATGGCTCGTGCTCGTAACATCAAGCCCGGGATCATGGCGAACGAGGAGTTGGCAGAGCTCAGCCACTCGCATCGCCTCCTGTTCATCTATTTGTGGATGTTGGCCGACAGGGAAGGGCGCCTGGAGGATCGACCGAAGCGCATCAAAGCAGAAGCCTTTCCCTACGATGATGGGCTCGATGTGGAAAGCATGCTGGATGATTTGGTTTCGGCTGGGTTTATCCAGCGGTATGAGCGGTGCGGAGTCAGGGCAGTTCAGGTGCTGAACTTCGCCAAGCACCAGACACCGCATAGCCGAGAGAAGGCTAGCGTCATTCCTGCTCCTGCTCCTGTTCTGGTTGATGGTGAGGAAGATGCTGGGGCAGACCTAGGCAGTGCAGAGGGTATACCGGGCACTGATCAAGGTGGTGCCGATGAATCTCCTAGTCCGTTAGCTGTTCGCCCTGATTCTCTGATTCTCCGATCTTCTGATTCTCTGATTTCGGAGGAAGAGCTGGCGCCGCAGGAGCAGCGCCCAACACCAGAGTCCGAGCAGCCCCCTCCAGCCGTCAGGCCTAAGCGAGGCTCCCGCTTGCCGGAGGACTGGACCCTGCCGGATGACTGGTTGGCTTGGGCGTTGGCCGAGCGTCCTGAGTTCGGTGAGGCCGGTCTGCGCAAGGTCGGTGAGAGCTTCGGTGATCACTGGCGATCCGCAACCGGGAAGAACGCGACGAAGCTCGACTGGTTCGCGACCTGGCGCAACTGGGTGCGAAACCAGCGGCCTCCGTTCGGCGCGCAGCGCGCTGAACCTCCTCCTGCTTCGCCTCATCTGGGCCTCGACCAGACCAACCACGAAGAGGGCCTGGAGCGCCAGGCCGACGGCACCTACCGAATTGCGAGACCATGACCATGACCAAAAACCAAGTGAAAACCAGGGACGAGACCTGCCCCGTTCACGGCGGCTTCGAGAGCAAGCAGCAGGAGCAGTTCGACGGCGGGTTCGTCTGGACTGGATGCGGGCGCTGCGAGTTCGAAGCTCGCCAATCATCCGACCCGGAGGTTCGCTCCAAGGCGCAGGCTGCGCGTGATGCCCGGATGGTCAACGCCGCGTTGCTGGAGAGCCAGATACCGCCGCGCTTCCGACTGGCGACCCTGGATAACTACCGCACCGACTTCGCACCGGACCAGCAGTCGCCAGTCCTGGCTCGCTGCAAGGCTTACGCAGATGACTTCGCCTCGAACTGGAAGGTTGGTCGCTCGCTGATGCTGCTGGGCACCATGGGAACCGGGAAGACACACCTTGCCTGCGCGATCATCCAGCAGGTGCTGCGCACCGAAGGTCTGGCTGGCGCGACTGCGCGCTACATCACCGCACCCGACCTGATCCTGGGCGTGAAGGACACGTTTGGGCGGAAGGGTAAGAGCGAGTCCGAGGTCTACGAGAGTCTGCACGCTCCGGACCTGTTGGTGATCGACGAGGTAGGTGCCCAGCACGGCACCGACTTCGAGCGCCAGGTACTGTTCCAGGTCGTCAATGGCCGCTACGAGCGCCTGCTTCCGACCATCCTGATCAGCAACCTGAGCCTGGTCGATATCCGGCGATTCATCGGGGATCGCGTGATTGATCGCCTCTGCGACGCCAACGGCGAAGTGGTGCTGTTGCGCTGGAAATCCGTGCGAGGTTCGGTATGACCGGATACCTCGAGATGCAGGATGTCCCGGTGATGGGCTACGAGGTGCCAGAGTCGAAGCTCTACAGCCACGAAGCCGAGTACGCGGTGATCGGCGCCATGATCCAGAGGGGCGACCTGATCGAGGACATGGGCGCCAAGCTGGAGGTTTCGGACTTCCACCACCCCGCTTGCGCGGAACTGTTCGAGCTGCTGCTGGCCTGCCAGGCGAAAGGCATCGCGGTCGACATCGTGACCCTCTACGAGGCGCGGGCTCAACTGGCGGACGGGCAGAGCACCCTGCAGGTCGCTGCCCACCTGGTGAAGAACACCCCAAGCGCCGCGAACGCTGATGAGTACGCCCGGATCATCAAGCAGCGGTCGGTGGCGCGCCGGGTGATCGCCGCGGCCGAGGTGATGAGCCAGCGTCTGCAGGATGGCGAACCGCTGGACGAGGTGCTGAGCCAGGGCCAGCAGGCATGGGTTGCCCTCGAGGCCGAGGGGCTCGACTCCCGGCGCCGGTACCGCTTCATCGGCGAGGTGCTGCCGGAGGCCATCGACGGCATCGACAGGCGCTTTAACCGTGAGGTGAAGCTGGGGTACGACACCGGCCTACCCTCGTTGGACGCCTTCATCCCGGGCATCTGTCCCGGCCACATGGTGGTTGTGGCCGGCGAGCCGGGCAGCGGCAAGACCACGCTTGGCCTTGGGTTCGCCGAGCGGGTGGCGTTGGCGTGCAACGAGCCGGCGCTGGTGTTCAGCCTGGAGATGACCGATGTCGAACTGGCCAACCGCGTGCTGTCATCGGTGGGCAGCGTTCCGCTCAAGCACATTGCCGAAGGCCACTCGATGGCCGATTCAGACTGGCCGGGCCTGACTGGGGCGGTGAACAAGCTCAACCATGCCCCGCTGATCCTCTGCGACGACGCCTCGCTGACGCTCCGGGACATCCGCCAGATCTGCCGGACAGTGAAGCGTGAGCATGGACTGGGCTTGGTTGCCGTCGACTACATCGGCCTGATCAAGGGCGAGCAGCGGAACGCGAGCCGCTACGACGTGGTGACCGAGATCAGCAAGGGGCTGAAACGACTGGCCAAGGAACTCGGCGTACCTGTGGTGGTGCTGGCGCAGCTCAACCGTGGGCCGAAGGCGCGGGGCAACAAGCGTCCGACCAAGAGCGACCTGCGTGACTCCGGGCAGATCGAGGCCGATGCGGACGTGGTGGTGCTGGTCCACAGGGACCAGGAAAGCGACGCCGGCAAGGCTGGCATTACCGAACTGATCGTCGACAAGAACCGGCACGGGCAGGTGGGTGTGGCGCACGTTCAGCACCAGGGCCAGTACCACCGTTTCGTGGAGATCATCGGCGGCTATCAGCCCAGCGAGGAAGAAGTCGAAATGGCCAGACCCTACAAGGGCCGTCAGTACGGCAAGGGGAAAACAGCGTGAATACCGAACACAAATTCCCGATCACCCTCCCGAACACGCTGGAGGAGTGCGAAGAGTTGATGGAGCGCTTGAGCGCGTCCTGCATCAGTTGTCGCAGCCAGATTGAGGCGGCCAAGGCTGAGCAGAAGGCGACGGGGCGCAGCGTTGACGAGATCTGGTACAGCCGGGCAAGCACCGCGCTCCGCTGGATGAACCGAGACAAGGTCCGTCTCCAGAACCATATCGCGAGGCTGCGCAAGGACAGTCGCCGGGCCCATAACGACTTGGCCAACCGGTTGCTGATCGAGGCCTTGCGTGAGCATGTGGGGATAGAGGTGTTTCAAGCCTGTGCGGAGAAAGCCAGGCAGCGGATGGAGGGTATGCAGTGACACTGGTTCAGCGCTTTGAGCGCAACACCGCTGGGCGTGACTTCTGCGTTGGCGACGTGCATGGCTGCTTCGATCTGCTGGAGGCGTTGCTGGCGCAGGCCGCCTTCGACAAGGCGGTTGATCGGCTGTTCAGCGTTGGTGACCTGGTGGACCGCGGGCCGGGGTCGGACCTGGTCCAAGAATGGCTAAGCCAGCCCTGGTTCCACGCGGTCAGAGGGAATCATGAGCAGATGGTCGTCGACACCTACAAGCATGGCGGCGACGACTGGCTACATGTCGCCAATGGGGGCGCGTGGCTGCTTGGATTGCCGGAGACAGAGCAGCGGGGCTACGCCGAGTTGTTCGACGACTTGCCGCTGGCCATCGAGGTGGAGACCGCCGCTGGCGCCGTCGGGATCGTTCATGCCGAGTGCCAGGCGAAGAGTTGGCAGGCGTTCTGCGCCGGCGTGGAGGCCGGAGAGAAAGCGCACGTCACCGCCGCTCTGTGGGCAAGGTCCAGGGCAGCGAACGAGGACTCCACTCCTATCGAGGGCGTTGCCGCAGTGCTGGTCGGGCACACACCACACAACAGGCTCACCAGACTGGGGAACGTGTTCTATTTGGACACAGGCGCATGTTTCGGCGGTTCGCTGAGCATGCTTTGCCTGAACGACTGGAGCGTCAGCACTGCGCGAGGTATCCGATGAGCAACGTACAACCGATGGCGCCCCGCAAGGTCATGACCAGGCTGGAGCGGGAGTTTCTCAAGGTGGCCGGCCAGGAGCTGGCGCAGGTCAAGGTGGGCGGTGCTGCTGCCTTGGCTGCGCTGTTGGTCATGATCGCCAACTGGCACGGCGACCGCGGCACTCTGGGTTTTCACGACTATGGCCGGCTCTGGTTGCTGGACGGCAATGCGAAGGGCGCGGCGGTGGAAACGCTGCTGCGCGATCTGTTTGGCCTGAACGGCACGCCGAAGGGGGCTGCATGACTGGGGTCTACCGCGACGTGATGCCGGCGATCGTTCGCGTCCTGGCGGCCGATGCCATCGACAACACGGCGAAGCAGAGCTGGCAGAGGCTTATCGACCGAAAGGTCGATGGCGGCTTTCGGGCTCTGCTTTCTGCTCAGGACCAGTTCGAGTTCGATTGCATTCTGCACGCCCTGCTGCACCGGGAGCTTTCGCCGGGCGAGTGGGACGTGCTGCATGCTCGCTACTCGACGAATAACGGCCGTCGACTTCAGGCGATAGGGCGCTTGGTTCCGCGCATCCAGACCCCGGCGCCGCACCTGTTCTTGACCAGGGCCGTCTCCGCCTGGGCAATTCCGAAGATGAAGGGGAAGGAGGGGAAGCGCTCCACCGATCTGCTGATCCTGTCCGATGAGTATTACGACATGAACCAGTGGGATACCGAGGCTCGTCCTGACTCAACCCGCAACAGGTGGCGCCGTGATATCCGCAAGCAACTCGAGCAGCTTGAGGAGGAGGCTCTGGTGCATGTGACTGAAATACTGGATCGGGAGAAACTGCTCGATGTGGCTTGACGGATGTGATCGGATGGGCGTAATTTACCCACATCTGTTGATCCGTGCGCGCTAAGCCAGATCGACACCGAAACCCGGCCTCCGCGCCGGGTTTTTTGTTGCCTTTCCTTCTGTCATGTTCTGTTGCCTTCCAGCGTTCTAGAGCCTGTTGTCTGGTGCTAAAGTGTGAGGTAGTTCCTACGGAGAATTACCCCATGAAACGGATTTTTCCCGTTCTCGCTTTAGCAATGGTCGCCTGTTCTTCCCAGGCCGCGACGGTCTTCAAGTGCGTTGGACCAGACGGAAAGGTCACGTTCACGCAACAGAACTGCCCGGCCAATCAGACGCTGGACAATGTTGTGTCAGCCACGAACCAGCGCCCGAGCGGTACCGGCGCGTCGGCGGTGATGGCAAAACCCAAGCCGTCGGCAGGGCGAACCTATCGAGGCGGCCATCAGGCATCAGGAGTGGCGGGTGGTGGCGTGACAGTTGTTGGAGGGTCGGCGCCAAGTGTTACCTGCTCGACTGGCCTATCCGATCGCGACCTACGCAAGGCTAAGGTGCAAGGAAAGGTAGTTCCTGGCATGTCCAGGGGGGATGTAGAGAGCATCTACGGAAAAGCTAACCGGAATGGCAGTACGGCCGGCTCCGGCGCTGTCACGTACTGGAACGACAAGTATGTGGATCAGACCACCGTTTCGTTCGACCGAAACGGTTGCGTTCAAGGCTCGTATCAGTCGGGCCACAAAAACTAGTTTCACCGCTCCAATCGGCCCCGCAATCGTGCGGGGCTTTTTGTTTCTACCCTTCTGCAGGTGGCGCATTGCGCTGCGGGGCGCGCGGCCCCCTTGAAAGGCCGTACCTGCACCCATTCCCGGCCCAGCCCTCGCGCTGGGCTTTTTCATTTCCGCCCCGGCGAGGGGAACTGAGACGATGAAGATGCCTGACAAACCCGACACTTGGGCGGCTCTGCTCGCCTGGCTGAGCCAGCATGCGCCGATCATCTACGCCTCCCTGCTGTCGTGGGCCATGGCTATGGCCAGGATCATCTACGGCGGCGGCACTCGCCGGCAGGCCCTCTTGGAGGGCGCGCTGTGTGGTGGGCTGGCGCTGACGATCATCAGCGGCTTCGAGTTCTTTGGCGTGCCGCAGAGCATGGCCACCTTCATTGGTGGCTGGATCGGCTTCCTGGGCGTCGAGAAGATCCGCGACCTGGCCGACCGTTACGCTGGGATCAAGCTGCCTCGTCGAGGGTCTGGCGAATGAGGATCACCGCCGATCAACTCGACGGCGCTACCTGGTGTGGTGCTGCTACTGCAACGACTTGGGTCGAGCACATCAACGGCGCCATGGCCCGGTTCGAGATCAACACGCCCGAGCGTGCGGCGATGTTTCTCGCCCAGGTCGGGCACGAAAGCCAGAGTCTGCGCCGATTGGTCGAGAACCTGAACTACTCCGCCGAGGGGCTGCTCAAGACCTGGCCGACGCGTTTTACGCCGGCCGAGGCGAAGCAGTACGCCCGCCAGCCAGAGCGCATCGCGAACCGGGTGTATGCCAACAGGATGGGCAATGGGTCGCAGGATACGGGCGATGGGTATCGATACCGGGGCCGCGGCCTGATCATGATTACGGGCCACGACAACTACGCCGAAGTCGCCCGCGCCCTGGCGCTTCCACTGGTGGCGCAACCGGAGTTGCTGGAGCAACGGACCTGGGCTGCCATCGCGTCGGCATGGTGGTGGAAGTCGAGGGGTTTAAACGAACTGGCCGACCAGGGTCGCTTCGAGCGGATCACCCTCAAGATCAACAGTGGCTACAACGGCGCAGATGACCGTGCGGCTCGCCTCGAGTGGGCGCGTGCTGCGCTCAAGGGGGAATGATGCTCGGGTTCACGACGAAAGCTGAGGCGCGACGCATCGGCGCCTCGCACCACGGGAGCTATTACGGCATTCCGATGTGGCTAGGGGATGTCGATAGCGATTGCCCGCTGGCGTTCGCCAAGTGGGCGCCGCTTGAGATGGTCGTCTCCCTGTTCTCGGTCATCGAGGGCATCGTCAACTCGATGCTCGATCAAGAGCCGACGTTCATGTTCAAGGTTGGCCGGAGGATCGACCAGTGACCTGGCAGCCATGGTTGGTGGTCGCTCTGGTAGCCGCGCTTGTGTTCTGGCGCCTCGATCACGTGACCGCCCAGCGTGATGACCTGCAGGCCGCCGTCGAGCAATCCGCCGAGACGATCACCGCCATGGCCCAGCAGGCCCAGCGCGACATCCAGGCGCAGGTCCAGACCGATGCCCTGGCCCGAACCTACCAAGCAGCACTACAGGCCTCCCATGAAGAAAACCAATTGCGCCGCGATGCTATCGGCACTGGTGCTCGCGTCGTGTACGTCAAAGCCCGCTGCCCCGCAGACGGAGTGCACCCGGCTCCCGGAGCCTCCGGCAGCGCTGATGCAGAAAGAGCCGTCCTTGCTGCCGCTGATGGACAAGTTGTTTCTGATCTCCGAGCCGGAGTCGAGCGACGCGAACTGATGATTGAGGCGCTGCGTAAGCACATCGCCGGCCTGCCGAGGTATTGCAGAAGATGATCAGTATCAAGCCGGAAGGGTTCCAGCAGCAGCTCGCCGACCTGACTGAGCTTGAGCAGAGGCAGATTCCTTACGCGACAGCCACTGCGCTTACGCGGACCGCGCAAGGCCTGATGGATCGATTGCGCGATGAGATGCGTGTCGTGTTCGACCGCCCGACCCCGTACACCCTGAACAGCCTGCGCATGGTGCCTGCCAGGAAAGACCGGCTGGAAGCGCGTGTTTGGTTCAAGGACGAAGCGGACGGTGCGCAGCCTGCATCGGTGTGGATTGCCCCCGAAGTCTACGGTGGGCCTCGTCGGAACAAGCCGGCCGAGCTTCAGCTCAGGGCCAAGGGGATACTGCCCGAAGGCAAGTACGTGGTGCCCGGCGCCGGCGCGGACCTGGATCGCTACGGGAACATCAGGCGTGGCCAGGTCACCAAGGCATTGAGCGGCATCCGCGGCTTCAGCCAGGCCGGGTACAACGCGAACGCGACCGATAGCAGACGGAGCAGGGCGAAGGGTAATGCTCGCCGCTACTTCGTCATGACCCGTAAGGGCCAGCCCATAGGCATTGCCGAGCGCACAGGCCGAGGCCGGGATGCCGTCTCGATCATCATGGCCTTCGTGTCTCGCCCTTCGTATCGCCGCCGGCTGAGCTTCTTCGAGATCGCGCAGCAGTACGCCGACGAGAACCTGCCACGCGAGTTCGAGGTGGCGATGCGCGGCGTTGCTGCTCGGTTCGCTGCGAGGCGCTGACTGATGCACCAAAGTGGTGCGAATTCTTATTGTCCAGCACAAGTTTAAAAATTCTGCGGGTCCTCCTGGGGGTGCCCCCGTCAGAGGGTAATTCGAGCCCCGCGCGCCAAATATGTATGACCTTTTTTCGGAGGTTGGTTGTTGTTTAGTCATGAGCAAAAACGAAACAACCAAACAGCGCGGATGGTTGAACAAGTCCGAGATGGCCTCGAGCCTCGGGATTTCTCCGCAAGCCTTTGATAAATGGGGCGTTCAACCAATCGAGCGAATAGGTCGAGAGGCCTTCTACACGGTGGCGGATGTGGTCGAAAATCGCATCCAGCACGCCGCTCGGAAACAACAACCTGAGGGGGAGCTACCGGAAGGTGTTGATCCCTACGTCGAAGCGAAACTGATGCAGGCGCGGCTCGAACTTACACGCGCTCAAACCTACGCCCAGGAACAGAAGAACCAGGTGAATGACAAGCTCCTGGTCCCCGTCCCATTTGCCACCTACGCGCTGGCCAAGATCGCCGCCAAGATAGGTTCGAAGCTGGAGACGGTCGGAAAGACCGTGAGCCAACGCCACCCAGAGATGGACCCCTTAATCCTGGAAGCCTTCGAGCGGGAGATCGCCCTGGCGCGCAACCTCTCGGCCGACTTCGGCGACGACCTTCCGGGATATCTCGATGAGTACCTTGCAACCCTGGATGAATGACCTGCGCAATGCGGTCAAGCTGGGCTTGCAGGCCATGTTCAAAGACCTGCCGATGACGGCGGTCCAATGGGCCGACGATAACTTCTATATGTCGGCCGAGTCCTCGTACAACGAGGGCGATTGGAAGACGGCCCCGTTCCAGGTCGCGATCCTGAACGCGATGGGCAACGACCTTATCCGGGTGGTCAACTTCGTGAAGTCGGCCAGGATCGGCTACACGAAGCTGCTGATGGCCAACATCGGCTACAAGATCCAGCACAAGCGCCGCAACATCATGATGTGGAGCCCGACGGACCCGGATGCCGAGTCCATCAGCAAGAAGCACGTGATGGGGATGGTGCGCGACGTCGACGTGATGCTGGCCCTCGCGCCCTGGTATGGCAAGAAGCACAGCGACAACACCCTGGACAACAAGGTGTTCTCGAACCGGCGGAACCTCTGGATTCTCGGCGGGAAGGCCGCCAGGAACTACCGCGAGAAATCGCCCGACGAGGTGATCTACGACGAGTTGTCGAAGTTCGACGCTGACGTCGAGGGGGAGGGCTCGCCGACCTTCCTCGGCGACAAGCGCTTGGACGGTGCGATCTACCCGAAGTCCATCCGCGGCTCGACGCCCAAGACGGCTGGTAGCTGCCAGATCACCAAGGCGGCCGAGGAGTCGCCCTACCGGCTGCACTTCCACGTCGCCTGTCCGCATTGCCACCAAGAGCAGTCCCTGAAGTGGGGCGGCAAGGATTGCGCATTCGGTCTGAAGTGGCGGAAGAACGCGCTGGGCGAGGCCGAGGAGGCCTGGTACTCCTGCGAGCACTGCAATGCCTGCTTCATCCATCGCGACATGGTGGCAGCCCAGGAGAACGGGCGCTGGATCTGTTCGGAGACCGGCATCTGGACGCGCGACAGCATGGACTGGTTCGGCCCGGACAACGAGCCGATCCGCACGCCGCGCTCGGTCAGCTTCTACTGCTGGGCCATCTACAGCACCTGGAAAGACTGGGTGTCGCTGGCTGATGAGTGGCTCAAGGTCAAAGGCGACCGCGAGAAGCTGATCGCCTTCATCAACACCACGCGCGGCGAGGTGTGGGAGGAAGACCAGGGCGAGCGTGTGGAGTGGCAGACGCTCTACGCTCGCCGCGAGAACTACCCGAAGGTGCCACCCCAGGCGCTGGTCCTGATGGGCGGCATCGACACCCAGGACGACCGCTACGAGGGCCGCGTCTGGGCCTTCGGATTGGGCGAGGAGGCCTGGCTGGTGCATCGCTTCATCCTGACCGGCGATCCCGCCAGCGAGGAGTTGCGGCGCAAGGTGGGGTTGGAGATTCACCGGCAGTTCACCCGGGTAGACGGCGTGCCGATGCGTGTCGAGCGGTGGTGCTGGGATGCTGGCGGCCACTATTCCGACGAGGTGGAGGCCGAGAGCATCAAACACGGCGTGCATTGGGTGATCCCGACCTTCGGGGCCAGCGCCTACGGCAAGCCCATCGCGAACTTCCCGAAGCGTCGCAAGCGCAAGGTCTACAAGACTGAACTGGGCACCGATAACGCGAAGGAGCTGATCTACAGCCGCCTGCGCATTGATGTGCCCATCCCGTGGCAACCGACGCCGGGCTGTGTGCACTTCCCGATCGACAGCGACATCTGCGACGAAGACGAACTGAAGCAGATCACCGCCGAGAAGAAGAAGCCGGTGATGGCGAAGGGTGTTCGCGTCCTGCGCTGGGATTCCGGCGGGCGGCGAAACGAGGCGTTGGATTGCTTCGTTTACGCCCTTGCCGCGCTGCGCATCAGCCAGCAACGCTTCGGCCTCGACCTCGACCAGCTGGAGCGCGTGCGCGTTGATCCCGTGCCGGAGCCGGTCGCCCAACAGCAACCTTCGAACGATAACCATGCCAGCACCTCCCAGGGCTGGCTCAACACTGGAAGCGGACCATGGCTCTGACAGCGCAGCAGATGCTCGACAAATACCTGGAGGCCGAGGCCGCCGTGCTGGAAGGGCGGACAGTGATCTTCAACGGACGCACCCACACCATGGAGGATATCGAGAAGATCCGCGCCGGACGCCAGGAGTGGGAGCGCCGCGCAGCCGCAGAGCGGGACCGCGCCGCCGGTCGCCGTCCTGGCCCGGCACTGGCGGAGTTCTGCTGATGAACCTGATCGATCGACTACTGGAACCCTTGGCCCCCGAGCTGGTGGCTCGGCGCTTGGCCGCTCGCGAGGCAATCCAGGCGTATGAGGCTGCCAGGCCAGGGCGAACCCACAAGGCCAAGCGTCAGCCGCTGGGCGCCGACACCTCGCTACAGAAGTCTGCGGTCTCTATGCGAGAGCAGTGCCGGAAACTGGACGAAGATCACGATCTGGTTACCGGCCTGCTCGATCGCCTCGAGGAGAGGGTGGTGGGCGGCAGTGGTATCGGCGTGGAACCGCTGCCGCTGCGCCTGGATGGCTCGGTGCATGCTGAGTTGGCCATGGAGATCCGCAGCGCGTGGGCCGAGTGGTCACTCTCGCCGGAGACCTCTGGTGAGCTGACGAGGCCCCAGGTAGAGCGTCTGATGTGCCGAACCTGGCTGCGCGATGGCGAGGGATTGGCGCAGAAGCTGATGGGACGAGTCCCGAGCTACACGTTCGCCACGTCGGTGCCTTTCGCCCTGGAACTGCTGGAGCCCGACTACTTGCCCTTCAGCTACAACAACCTGTCGAAGGGTATTGTTCAGGGTATCGAGCGTGACACCTGGCGCCGGAAAAGGGCCTATCACCTCCTCAAGGATCACCCCGGCAACCTGCAGACGCTGGGCGGCAGCCTGGCGGTGAAGCGCGTCGAAGCGGAACGGATCATCCACATCGCCTACCGCAAGCGGATCGGCCAGAACCGAGGCGTGCCGATGTTGCACGCAGTGCTTATCCGCCTTGCCGACTTGAAGGACTACGAGGAGAGCGAGCGGGTGGCGGCGCGCATCAGTGCTGCCCTGGCGATGTATATCAAGAAGGGCAACCCCGACAGCTACACGGCGGAGCCCGGGAAGGACCGGAAGAACCGAACGATCCCCATCGCCCCCGGCATGGTCTTCGACGACCTCGAGCCAGGCGAAGACGTTGGGATGATCGAGAGCAACCGGCCGAACCCCTTCCTTGAAGGTTTCCGCAACGGCCAGCTGCGGATGATCGGGGCCGGCACCCGCAGCACCTACTCCTCGGTGTCTAGGGCCTACGACGGCACCTACTCGGCGCAGCGCCAGGAACTGGTCGAGGGCTGGCTGGGCTACGACCTGCTGCAGCACGAGTTCATCGACTACTGGTGCCGGCCGGTCTATCGGGCCTGGCTGCAGATGTACCTGTTGGCTCGGAAGGAACGCCTGCCCGCCGATGTTGATCACCGCACTCTCTACGCGGCGGTCTACCAGGGGCCGGTCATGCCATGGATTAACCCGATGCATGAGGCCAACGCATGGGAGTTGCTGGTCAAGGCTGGCTTCGCCGATGAGGCGGAAGTTGCCCGCGCCCGTGGTCGAGATCCGCGCGAGCTGAAGAAGTCGCGTGAGACGGAGATCAAGGCGAACCGGGAGGCCGGCCTGGTCTTCAGTTCGGATGCCTACCACCAATTCGTCAAGTCCGGGATGGACCCAGTTTAGGCGGTGCAGAAGGTGTACCTGGGCGTCGGGAAGATGCTTACCGCCGACGAGGCTCGCGAACTCGTCAACAGATACGGCGCCGGCCTACCCGTGCCTGGCCCGGATTTCCCCAACGAGAGCAACAATGGAGGCGCCGATGGGCAGCCATCAAACCCTGATCCATAAAAGCCTGATGCTGCCGATGGCGGCGGCGCTGACTGAGGCCAACGCCCCGCATGAGTCCTGGTACAGCATTAAGGCTGCCGGTCGCGGCGTCGCCGAGGTGTTGTTGTACGACGAGATCGGCGTCTGGGGAATCACCGCGCTGCAGTTCGCTCGAGACCTCAAGGCAATGGGCGACCTGACCAAGATCAACCTGCACATCCACTCCCCGGGCGGCGACGTCTTCGAGGGGACGGCGATCTATAACCTACTGCGCAACCACCCGGCCAGCGTCGACGTGTACATCGATGGCTTGGCTGCCTCGATGGCCTCGGTCATCGCCATGGCCGGCGACACCATCTACATGCCCGAGAACGCCATGATGATGGTGCATAAGCCCTGGGGCATCCAGGGCGGCGATGCGGACGACATGCGCCGCTATGCCGAACTGCTCGACAAGGTCGAGGACACCCTGGTCATGGCCTATGCCAACAAGACCGGGAAGTCCGCCGACGACATCAAGGCGCTCCTCAAGGAGGAGACCTGGATGAATGGCCGAGAGGCCGTCGCTGCCGGCTTCGCCGACCAGCTCACTGAGCCGCTGCGAGCGGCCGCTCACCTTTCCTCCAAACGCATGCAGGAGTTCGCCCACATGCCCGAAGCTCTGAAAACTCTACTGGCCCCGCGCGCCCAGACCCCCGCCGCGCCGGCCAACACTCCCGCGCCGACTCCGGCACCGGCCGCGCCGGCGGCTCCCGCGGCCGCTGCCCCAACCGAGGCCGATATTCGCGCCCGCATCCTCGCCGAGGAATCTGGTCGCCGCAGCGCAATCACTGCTGCCTTCGGCGCGTTTTCCACCGGGCACGCCGAACTGCTCGCCACTTGCTTGAACGACATGAACATCACCGTCGACCAGGCGCGCGAGAAGCTGCTGGCTGCCATTGGCGCCGACACCCAGCCGGCTGCCGCCCTGAGTGGCGGGGCCCACATCCATGCCGGCAACGGCAACCTGGTGGGTGACTCGGTGCGCGCGAGCGTGCTGGCCCGCATCGGTCGAGGCGAGCGCCAGGCTGACAACGCGTACAACGGCATGACGCTCCGCGAACTGGCTCGCGCCTCGCTGGTCGATCGTGGGATCGGTGTGGCCTCGCTCAACGCGCCGCAAATGGTCGGCTTGGCTTTCACCCACACTTCCAGCGACTTCGGCCTGATCCTTCTGGATGTCGCCAACAAGTCGGTGCTGGCTGGCTGGGAAGAGGCCGAAGAAACCTTCCCGCTGTGGACCAAGTCCGGCATTCTCACTGACTTCAAGCCGGCGCGCCGCGTCGGGCTGGGCGAGTTTTCCTCGCTGCGTCAGGTGCGTGAGGGCGCCGAGTACAAGTACGTCACCCTCGGCGAGCGCGGCGAGCAGATCATCCTGGCCACCTACGGAGAGCTGTTCAGCATCACTCGTCAGGCGATCATCAACGACGACCTGCAGATGCTCTCGGATATCCCGTTCAAGCTGGGCCAGGCTGCCAAGGCCACCATCGGCGACCTGGTCTATGCGGTTCTGACCGGTAACCCGGCGATGAGCGATGGCAAGGCTCTGTTCCATGCCGACCACAGCAACCTGCTCACTGGCGCGGCTTCGGCGCTTTCCATCGACAGCCTGAGCAAGGCCAAGACCCAGATGGCCACCCAGAAAGCCCAGGTAGAGAAGGGCAAGGGGCGCACCCTGAACATCCGTCCGGGCTTCGTTCTGACTCCGGTGGCACTCGAGGACAAGGCCAACCAGATCATCAACTCCGAGTCCGTGCCGGGCGCCGACGTCAATAGCGGCATCGTCAACCCGATTCGCGCATTCGCGCAGGTGATCGGCGAGCCGCGCCTGGACGATTCCTCGGCGACCGCCTGGTACATGGCTGCCAAGAAAGGCTCTGACACCATCGAGGTGGCCTACCTGGACGGCGTCGATACTCCGTACCTGGAGCAACAGGAAGGCTTCACTGTCGACGGCGTGGCCAGCAAGGTCCGCATCGACGCCGGCGTGGCGCCGCTGGACTTCCGTGGCCTGCAGAAATCCAACGGCGCCTGATCGGTGCCAACTCCCGAGCCCCGCATCTAGCGGGGCTTTCTGTTTCTGCCATTAGGAGAATCAACCATGGCGAAGAACTATGTGGAGGACGGCAACGTCCTGACTCTCATCGCGCCTGCTGGCGGCGTTCAATCTGGCGTGCCGGCGGTGATCGGAGACCTGGTGGTGGTGCCGCTGGTAGATGCCGCCGCGGGCGAGCCGTTCGCCGGAAAAACTGGCGGCGTCTGGAGCCTGCCTGCTGCCGCTGGCCTGACCCAGGGTGCCAAGTGCAGCGTGCTCGATGGGGAACTGGTAGCTGCTGCCACTGCCGACTCGGTGGCGTTCGGCAAGATCACCGAGCCCACCGTTGACGGCTTCGCGTCGGCGATGCTGATCCAGCAATGAGCGCGCCGGGCCGTTTTGGCCGGCTGATCCAACGGCTCCACGAACGTGGGCAACAGCGGTTATCTGATGCCGTGGGCGAGTTCCGCGGCATCGGTCGTCCCCCGATCAGGGGGATACCGCTGCAGGTCGACCGAAACCTCACCTACGAGGGACCTGATGGGGTTTTCATCACGGACAAGGTTGGGATCAGTTGGCTGGCGAAGGACGTTCCCACGGCATCGCGTGGCGACCTCTTCGTCATCGGGTCGTCGCGCTATCTCGTGGAAAAGCTCATCGCGAACGACGGTTGGTTGCTGACGGCAGCAACGATCGAGGAGGAAGCATGAAGCCGAACGTACTCACGATCGGTCGCTTGGCCTTGCTGGCGCGCCTGCAAACCATCACGCCAAACCAGGGATACCGGACGGACGCGGGCACTCGCGTGCTTTCTGGGTGGTTTAACGAGCTGGTCAAGGAGCGGCATGAGGGCTTTCCGCTGATTGTCGTCCAGCCTGGCAAGGAGCAGCCGCCGGAGCATCTTGATGCCGCCGTTCGCTTCCATCGCGGTTTCGACGTGGTAGGTGCGGTGCAAGGTGGGTATGACCACTATGAGGAGGCCCTGGAGGATCTACAGCTAGACCTTCTGGCGTGTCTGATGCCCGCCCCCAAGGGGCAGTTCCTGCGCTGGCTGCCCCGAGATCGCGGCATTACCGGGCTGACGTTAGGGGCGCCTGAGCCGTACCCGCCGGGTAATGGAGTGGCCGCTGCCGTGATTCGAATCCCTGTCTATCTGAAAACCATCATCGAGGGGTAACCCATGAAGAGCGATCCCCAGGTGCCGGCCACGGTCGACGCCGCGCCTCCGGCTGCACTGAACAAAGCCGTCGAGGTCACCCTGGCCACGGTGCATTGGCACCAGGGCGAGGAGAAGGCGGCCGGCGAAAAGATCAACGTCAGCCCTGACCAGGTTGAATTCCTGCGCCGCGAAGGCGTGATCAAGAAGGAGGCCTGATATGGCTATCGAGAAAGAGACGTACGTGATCGGCGGCTGGCTTAAGGCACGCGAGGCAGGGACTACAGGGCCTTTCAAGAAGGTAGGTCTGGTATCCACCATTCAGCAGACCATCGAGAGCAGTGAGATCACGCTACCCGACACCACCACTCCGCAGGGCGGTGAGTACGATGCCGTTTCGCGCATCACTTCGGTCGGTTTGTCGATCAACTTCCGCGAGCTCAAGACCAGCATCCTGGCTGCCTTGGTGTGGGGGGACGCCACCAATGTTCCTTCTGCCACCCACACCGACGAAGCGCACACCGCCGTTCCAGGAGGCACGATCGCGCTCGACTTCATGCCGCTGGAGATCACCAGCGTGAAGAGTGATGACGGCACCACGACCTACGAAGAGTTCGACGACTGGAACATGACCGGCGCCGGTATCGAAATCGTTGAAGGGGGTGCGATCTCTGCGGCCACGCCGATCAAGGTGACTTACAAGTCCGCCACCGTCGATGTGATCGAGGCGCTGACCAACAGCGGCAAGACGTTCGAGTTCCTCTTCGAGGGCGAGAACGCCGCTGGTACCCAGCGGCGCATCCAGGCGCGCTACTTCCTCTGCCGCTTAAACCCGTCGAGCCAGCAGGATTGGATCAACACCGAAGACTTCCTGGCCGCCGAGGCCACTGCCAAGGTGCTGATGGACCCAACCAAGGTCGGTGCTGGAAAGTCGAAGTACTTCAACATCAAGAAGGAACTGGCGACGGTGTGACGCCGTTCATACCCCGGCAGGGACGCCGGGTGTGGGGCTGGCGGCGTGGTGCTACAGTGGCGCCATTTAGGGAGGGGTTGAAATGTACTCTAGATCGCTCGGGTTTTCCCTTATCGAGTTGATGGTCGTGGTCGTGCTTTTGGCCGTATTGGCATTCATGGCTGTTCCGAGCTTCAAGGCTATGCAGGAGGGGAACAACCATCTAGCCGGCAAAGAAGTGTTTCTAAAGCATCTGGAGTTTGCCAGGTCCTATGCGCTGTCAAAAAAGACAACTGTCGAAGTCTGTGCAGAAAGCGGAGGGTGGACTGACGGATATATCGTCCGCACTGATTCTGGTAAGACTGTTTTGCTTAAGGAAAGTAAGTATAAAAACATCCATCCAGTTGGAGCGTGGAAAGGGTCTATGGAGTCTGGGTGTGTGCGATTCGTATCCAATGGGAGCGCACCCGCGGTGCCTGCCCCGGCGGGGGAGTATTACGACTCTGGTTTCTTCGGTGGTGAAGAGCTGGACAAGGCTGCTTGGCGGGTGACGTTCAAGCCGTCTGGCTGGAACTGCACTGAGAAAGATCCTAAAGACCCTAAGTGCGCCAAGAAACCAACCTGATCGCCGGCTTGTGTTCTTGGTAATGGCCTGTTGATGCTAAAGTGTGAAGCGGTTCCAATGGAGAGTCGCTTATGACACGGATTTTTCCCGTTCTCGCCTTGCTTCTTGCGGTCAGTTCTGCCAGTGGGGCGACGGTCTTTAAGTGCGTGGGCCCTGACGGAAAAGTCACTTTTACCCAGCAGAATTGCCCTGACAACCAATCGCTGAACGATGTGGTTTCTGCCACCAACCAGCGCCCAAGCGGGTCAGGTGCCTCGGCTGTCATGGCCAAGCCCAAGCAGCCATCAGGTCGTACCTATAGAGGTAGTCACCAGGTCGGCAGCGGAGTGATCGTCGTCGGTGGTTCGTCGCCAAGCCCTACGTGTTCCACAGGACTCTCTGAGCGTGACCTTCGCAAGGCCAAGGTCCAGGGCAAGGTCGTTCCTGGAATGTCCAGGGAGGACGTGGAAAGCATCTACGGGAAGGTGAACCGCAACGGCAGTACCGCCGGCGCGGGTGCTGTCACCTACTGGAATGACAAGTATGTTGACCAGACTACGGTTTCGTTTGACCGAGATGGATGTGTGCGGGGCTCCTATCAGTCTGGCCATAAGAACTGACCCCAAAATTCTAGTCAGCCCCGCTTCGGCGGGGTTTGTGCTTTCTGGAGGATTGAAATGTCCGAGATGACCGCAAGCAAGGTTGTGAAAGTGGGTGAAGCGGAAGTGATCGTTCGTGAACTGAGTGTTGCTGATGTACGTGCACTGATCAGTGCACCGCAATCTTCTGATCTGATAACTGAGGCTTTATTTAAGGATATGCGCCTGAGTGATATTCCGACGTTCACCTCTTTGAGCGAGGGCGACGTAGAGATTATGCGACCAAGCGAGCTGTCGCTGCTGATTAAGCACTGCCGGGAGATGAACCCCGATTTTTTCGGCATGCTGGACCGGCTGATGAGTCCAAGTCAAAAGCGTTAAGAGCCCTAGACTCAACTGTTGGAATCTTGATTCGTCTCGGTCACCACCTCGCCTGGAACTATCCCTGGTCCCTGTTTCTGAACTCGCTGAAGGCGGATAAAAATGGCTGATGTTCGCATTCGTCTTGTGGCTGACCTCGATAGCGCATTGCGTGAGGTTTCAGGGTTCAAGAAGGAATATGCTGATCTTGTTCGGGTGGTTGAGAAACCACTCCGCCAGATAAGTGCATTTCGTGACCTAGAGAGCGCGCTTGAGCGTACGCAGCGCGAGATGAACCGCGCTCGGGATAATGTCCGCAGCCTCGGGGACGAACTGGCCAGGACGGCAGCCCCCTCAAGAGCGTTGCAAGCTAGCTACCGGGATGCCCTGGCGGAACTTGGTAGGCTTGAGCGATCCGAAAGAACTCTTCGAGCATCTATCGCGAGCCGAAGAGGCGAGTTGCGTGACGCTGGAGTTGACACCAAGCGGCTTGCAGAAGAGCAGCGTCGGTTAAACGATGAACTGACCCGGCGCCTGGGTGCCGGTCGCGCAGACAGGGCGATGAGCGCTGCGCGCGAGGCCCTGGGGGTTGGGCAGCTTGAGCGGGAGCAGCGAGCCCTGGTTGAGCTGCGCCGCCAGTATCAGCTGATCAGCCAGGATGCAACTCTTTCCGGAAAACAGCGTGCAGAAGCCGAGGCCAATTACAGGCGATCTGTCGATCAATCTCTGGGCAGACTGCGCCAGCTGAGACAGGAGATGTCAGGTCCGGCTAATCGACCTGATAGCTCTCTGTCGTCGGCAAAGAACGCCCTGGGACTGGCGTCGATCAAGAATGCGCAGCAGGCTCTTGTTGAACTCCGCCGACAGTATCAGCAGGTGCGCGACTCCGGGGTGCTGTCGTCTCGCGAACTGACTATCGCGACAGCCAACTATCAGGGCCAGGTCAAGGCGTTGTTGGCGACTTTGCGCGAGCAGCGCACGGCTCTTACCCAATCTGCAGCGGAGCAGCGCCGCACGGCTGATGAAATAGTCCGCCGGCAGGCTGAAGCGCGAGCCGCTGTCAATCAGCTGGTTGCGGAGCAGAAAAAGTCCGCCATAGCAGCCCGCCAGCAGGCGCTTGAGGCCGCGCGAGGCGATCTTGGGGTCAGTCGCTATCGGGCTCTCGCCGGGCAACTGCAACAGCTACAGTTGCAGTATCAGAACCTACGAGCCAATGGCAACCTGACCAGTCGTGAGCTAGGCATCGCGCAAAACACGCTGAATCAGCGGCTGCGCGAGACTCAGCGAGAGCTGAAGCAAGTGGCGCGCGGCTACCAGGGGCTTAATGGCCTTGGTGGGAACATTCTGTCTGGCCTTGGCAACGGGCTGGGAGGAGCGCCAGGCGTCGCGAACATTGCTGGGCTCGCCCGCGGAGGCGCTGCGGTTGGGGCGGCTGCAGCAGTGTCGGCGGGCCTCGTAAAGCTGGCGTCAGACGCCGTGAAGGGGTCGGACGAAATCTCCCGGCTGGATGCGATGCTGCGGCTGGCCACTGCGTCCCAGGAGGAGTTCAACCGAGCGCAAATCGAGCTTGATCGAGTTGCCGATGATACTCAAGGGGATGTATCGGACCTGATCGTTCTCTACAGTCGTCTGCAGCGTCCTCTGGCGGAACTCAAAATGGGGCAGGAGGCTGCTCTTGAGACAACCGAGGCGGTAACGCTCGGCCTGAAGATTTCGGGGGCGTCAGCAGACGAAGCAGCAAATGCCGTCAGGCAGTTGTCGCAAGCTATGGCGTTCGGGAAGCTGAAAGGCCAGGACTTCAACTCGGTAATCAGTTTCGCCCCGAGGCTGGCTAATGCCCTGGCGGACTCGCTCGGCGTGACGTCCGGCGAACTGAAAGAGCTTGCTGGAAATGGAGAGATCACTGCCGAAGTCATCGTCAAGGCCTTGCGTGATGTACTGCCTCAGCTGAGGAAGGAGTACAGCGAGTTCGCGCCAGAAGTCGGCGCGGCTTGGGACCGTGTTTGGAATGAGCAGCGCAAGGCCCTCGGCCGGATGGCGAAGGAATCTGGAATTACCGACTGGCTGGCCGGAAAGCTAGATAGTTACGCGAAGAACTTGAACAGTTCCAACAATCTGATCCGTAAGGGACAGGCGGCTGTGACTGACTCAATGTCCGCCGAAGCCGCACGTCAGCAGGAAATCATTACTCGGCAAAACGACATGCTGCGCCGGGCAAAAGATCAGCGGATTGCAGATCTCCAGACGGAGGCCGTGCAGGCAAAAGCGGCGCTGGCTCAGTCGACAAAGGTGCTACAGGACGCCTTAAAGAAACAGGCTGAGGTTCGCAAAGAGTTCGCTGATCTGGTGAAGGGGATCACTAGTGCGCCGGCCGGTGATCCATCCGTTGGAGATGTTGGGAGCGCAACTGCGAATGCCCGCAATGCTCTTACTGCGGGAAACACAAGCAAGGCGATTGACGAAGCCAGGCGTGGGCTAGAGCTGCTCCAGCAATTGAAGGATGCAGGAGAGAACAGTTACGGGTTTGCCGGTATGGCCAAGGAGTTGGAGAGGATCGCCAACAAGGCCGCCGAGGTTGAGGCGGGAAATGCCAAGGCCGCCCAGCAGGTAAACGAACTGAACCTGGCCGACTTGGAGAAGCGGATCAAGGATGTTGAGAACGTCCAGGTGTCCTTCGGCATGGACTTCGAAAGCGTTGATGCACTGAAGGCTCAGTTGGATGCGGTAGCTGCGGATCTCGCAAAGCGGATGTTTATCCCGGTTACCGTTGTGCCGGGCGTTGGTGCGGGATTGCCGGGCGGTGGAGGGGGGGCGCCGAAGCTGCCTGGCTTTGCCGGCGGCGGCCGGATCAATGGGCCAGGGACGGGGACTTCCGACAGCATCCTGGCTCGCCTGTCTAATGGCGAGTTCGTTGTTCGCGCAGCAGCGGTTCGCCATTACGGTCCGGATGTGCTCGATCGGCTCAACAGCCTGCGCGTTCCGAGGTTCGCCGACGGTGGCGGGGTGAACATTCCCAGGCTGCTCCCGAGTATCCCGGATGTTCCGTCGGCACTGTTGCAGCAGTCCCGCAGCCCCGTTATGGAGAGCATGGGATCGCTGACTATCAACCTCGGCGGTCAGGATAGCGGGTTTACTGTTTACGGAACCCACGACACGCTCCGCGATATACGCAAGGCCGCCTCGAAGTTCGGGCGGACGCGCCCAAAATGACCAAGCCCGCCTCGCGCGGGCTTTTTTATGGAGTTGGGAATGATCATTCCGAACGTGATGCTCGGGGGAATACCGATCGTGATACACGGTGGCGCCCCGCAGTGTCAGTACCAGGCTGTAGATGGCGGCGTCGAGCGATTGAGGCTCAGCGGAGGTGCGGCAGTACAGATGACGCACTGGCGCAAGACGGCAATCACCATCAGCGGTTCAGGATGGATCGGTACGGGGATGCTTGGGCTCGACTTCGACAGCCCGCTGGAGCTGCGATGCAATGCGTCGCTTGGCATCTCGGGTCGTACTGCCGCCGACCGAGTATTCACCATCCCGGGCGAGGTTCGGCCGGACGCCGGTCCATGGGGGCTGGCGCTAGTCGGTCGTGAGTGGGTCAGAACGGACGTCTCGTCTGCCGGCCAGGTGGTAACTGTGTCGGAGATCCCGGGCGCGCAACTCTACCGCGTAGAGTGGTGGCCGCTGTTCCACGTCTTCGCGTCGGTCCCTCCTGAAGCGCTTGATTCTTCGAACAACAGCCGGACCTGGCAAATTGTCGCTGAGGAAATCTGATGCTCAACGGTGGACCGCTCAATAGCGCTGCGCTGAACTCGGCCGCTCAATCCGTTGTGCCTGGTCCTGAGCCGATCATCCCAGGCTACGCTTTCACATGGCGAGCAATCGTGCGTGTTGGCGATGACGACGTTACACCGCTCCTGACCGGGGAGATCGAGGTCGATCGTGAAGAGGGGGCGGCTGGCGTCGCGTCCTTTTCGATCTATCTCGGCGACGGCCCTGTTGTCCCTACAGACTGGATCGGCCGAACCGTAACCATCGACTACGCAACGGAGACCGCCGGGGAGCTGAGTCAGGGCCGGCGGTTTACGGGAAGGGTTACGCAGCCAGCCTGGAATCCTGTTCGGCGCGTCCTGGACGTCAGTTGCACGGACCAGTTGCAGCAGCGTGTAGAGGCCATGGAGATTGCGGCCATCGACGCCCTGGTCGTCGGCGCCTGGTCCGCAGATGTGTTCGAGCCGGTCGATGGACGCTCGCGGTGGGACTACGCCCAGGAGCGTTTGACCAGCGTAACTGGGAGCTTGGACTGTTCGCCATATGGTGCTCTCCGCGTCACGTCATGGCTTTCGGTGGCTCCTGCCTTCGAGTTCGGCCAAGGCTCTACGGTATACGGATCGCTTGCGGTCGAGTTGGCCGACCTGAGCTCGCAGACGAACAGGATCGAGATCGAGTGCGACTACCGATTCAGCCGGCTCTGGCAGTTGAACGCTTCGTATAGCTGGCAGCACCCCGGCACAGGGAACGCTGTTGGTGAGGCTGGGTTCTGCAACTGGCGCGGCGACGATACCGAGTTGCCCGACGTAGAGATGATCACATCTGCGACCGAAAGCAGCGGCCAGACGTTGTTCTATGCCACCTGGTATCCGCTGCCGCCCACGGGCGTCTACTGCAACCCACCGGCGGCCTGGATCAACAACTTCACCGAGCTGCTGCTCGGAGGCAACTGGATTGCTGGCCGGCGCTGGGTGCAGTCCGTGACCGAGCGCTACAGGCTGGTGATGGAAGTGCAGCCGAGCGTTGCAGCTACCGGCCCGATTGTCGGTCGGCAGCGTGCCTCGTTCGAGATCGAGTCGGACAAGGCTTCGGGCTGGGAAAGCGATCCGATCACCGGCGGCAGCACAGGGCACAGCGATGAGAAGGACGACAACCGGCGCTTGTCCGCACTGAACTGCTTGTTGGCCCAGGGCGCCACGACGCTCATCGCCGCGCACCGCGGGACGACTGTGACGTGGGACGTGCCCACCAGCATGGTCCTGCCGATCGACCTTGTGCATACGATCCGGCTCGATGATCAGGGCGCTCGCGCGGTGGGCAAGTGCCAGCGGATTGTCGACCGACTCGATCTCGCATCCGGAAGCGCCCTGACCACGATCTCTATCGCGGTGATGCGCGGTGGTGGTGGCGCCGCTGATGCGCTGGCGCCTCCGTCTGGCTCAGTTGCTCCTGACAGCCCTCCGTCTGGTGGTGGCCAGCTACCGACGCAACTCGGCGGCCGCAACAGCAGCCCGATCTATGACGACGAAGCGGATGGGTTCGCGGGCAACTGGACAGAGAATGATCTCGACATCAATCCGAGCCTGGAGCTGTTCCCGCGCCGCTTCTCGGTGACCGCAAAAGACATTCCGGAGACCTACCGGGACGAGCATGCGCCGGAGCTTGCGGCCACCTACCGGGTATCCGTGCCTGACGACTTACTGGAGATGTAGCGATGGCGAGAGCCTGGATCAACAACTGGAAGACGACGCTGAGCGCCGGCCTTTCGCCTGGCGTGTTAAGCCTGACGGTACCTGATGCTGCCGCCGCGCTGCTGCCGTTATCCGGAGGAAGCTGGGTGCTGTTGACGCTCGCAGATGACGCCGGTGTGCAGCATGAAATCGTGAAAGCAACCGCCAGCGCCGGTGGGGTGGTGACGATCGAGCGCGCCCAGGAAGGAACCTCCGACGGCAACTGGCCGGCGGGAACAGCAATCTACGCCGCAGTAACCGCTGGCGACCTCATGACGCTCCAGGCGCGCATCCAGGCTCTGGAGTCCGGGGCGTCTGGCGGCACCCTTGTCGACGAAACCGGCGCAACGCTGGTCGACGACGCCGGCAACAACCTGATGATCATGGAGAACAACTGATGGCAACTGTTACGCACGTCCTGTCCGGTGCTGGCGCTCCACCCTCGGCCCCACCCAGCGTGGGCGCTCATTACGTAAACACGACAAATGGTGACCAATACCTTGCCAAGGGCACGGCCTCTGCGGCGGATTGGGTGAAGCAGGGCGGTGGCGGTGGCAGCGCTCCGAGCGAGGTGCTGCATGTAAATACCGACGGCCAGTTCCTTCTCGAGCCTCAACACTCATTTGTTGAGGCCCGTCTGTTCGCAATTCCCGAGCTCGGCACTGCAGCAATTGGAATCGATCCCAGCACATCCCGACAGTTCGACCTGAATATCAGGACCGCCGGTCCGAGCGGGCAGCAACTGCAGATCAGAGTTACGTCCGGTGAATTGCCCGGAGGGATGTCGATCGTTGGCACAACCAGGCAGTGGGCTGTTCAGGAGTCGTATGGGTTCTTGATCAACGCAAATGACCTCAACGGCGAAGTGTGGGCGCGCGTCTATTTCGATGCTGACGAACTCACCCTGTCGATGCTGGTGTTCAGCGATGTGCTGAACGCGTAGGAGATAGCGTATGGCTCTTTCAGATGAGCGCCGCAGCCTCGGCGCGAGGAATGAAGCGATCCGCCGCGCCGGCGGTCAACGGGTAGAAGCGGAGCGCCGCGGTGACCAGGGCTTGACCGCGGCACTCAACCGGCTGATCGAGCCGGAGCGTCAGGCACGCGCACTGCGCAAGATCGATCCGCGCGGGGCTCTGGATGCAAAGCGCGGTCGGGCTGACTACAACCCTGCCGGGAAGCAGATCGGCGGTGGTGGCGGTATTGCTAGTCCCTTGATCGAGGAGGATGCCGGCCAGCGCGAATACTACGAACTGCAGACAATCCCCACCAGCGATGGCTTGGCGTGGCTCCGGTATCGCAGCGTGAAGAAGGTCGTCATGACCGACGCGTCAGGCGCAGAAGTGGTAATGGAGTACGCGAACGATGTTTCCCAATAGCCCGCTCGATGAAGCTCCGCAGGTGTGGGGGTGGCCATGGCACGGCCTAATACGACAACCAATCAACGCCGTTGATTCGACCTTGACGTTACCAAGCGGGCGCACGATGAAGATGCCTGCGGTCAGGACAGCAAACGATACTGCGCTCTGGAATGTAGGGATGCCTGTTCCGAACGTTGAAACCGAGGATCCTGACGAGCGCTGGCTCAACCGAGCGATCATGCGCGGAACCGGATTAGCCGAGGCATACGGAGGGGTATCGCTCCAGCCGGCATTCATCCGTGGTTACACCGTCCGTTGCGGGGTTGAGGTTACGTTCAATTCATTTCTCGGAACAGCATCCGCAACCTGCTCTGTTCGGGATGGTGTAACGGGATTCATTGGGCAGATCACAAGCAACGCTATCGCGCCTGCTGCACTGGGTATCCCCGTCCAGCCAGCAGGTATGTCATTTCAAGTCCTAGATGTAAATCACGACGGAACGCGCCGAGTATTCCGCGTCGACTATCAAGAAACTGTTGACGGCTCTGTGATTGCCGGCGGCATGGTGGAGGTGCGCATTAGCGCAAGCGGAGCGGCCGGATTCAAAGCTGAGTTGGTTGTCGTGGCTACATGGAGCCAGGTTCAGTTTGCAACGTTGTCCAGCAGTAAGCCGGACGTTGACCCGAATACTCATACGCGGTTCTGGTGGGACAGTGCGAGCGGCTCCTACGTTTCAGGAACAAGCGATCCCCCTGGAATACCGGTCGATACACGCGTACTCCAGGGAGGCTGGACTGCTAGCCTGCAAGCTGAAGCGATTGCCACGGCTTGGTACGGAATGTCCGGTGGCTTGGAGTTCGTGCGGATAGGGGTCGATCTGGTCTCAGCTATACAGCGCGCCGCAAGTGCTGCAGGTGATCACGTTGCGTTCAGTCAGACCGACGATATGACAGTTGTATATACACTGCGGTCGGAGGCAGGGGAGGCGACCGTAACTCTTCACAATACCGTTGTGCAGTCGGGGTCAATTTTCGGGACTGGCGGTCCTGGGACTGCGCTCATCACCGATAGCATTGATGGGCAGACTGTGGGCACTGGCTCGCAGAGCGTGACTTTGAGTGATCAGTACATATACACGCCAGATGTGGGCGACACATATGCACGCGGTTTGAACTGGAGTTCTCGCATCCAGTTATTTTCTCAAGGGCTGGATGGGCACCTGTCGTCGTTCGGTGTGCAGTACGCATGGCCTGTCCAGAGGTACTCGAACAAGCTGCTCGGTATCGTTGCAGTCCGGCATAGCGCAGTAGGCACGCCTGATGAGCGATATCGATTTGCAGGCGCGGCATTCACCCCTCATGGCGTGCACGGCACAAGTCAGAGTGACGTGGATGTTGGGGGCTTCTCTGCCGTCCAGCTTGAGGCGTGGGGTAAGGGCTCTTACAACCCTCTCACCGGCGACGCTATACGCAACGACCCGAACGCTTTCTATTCCTACGTTTGATTCCCTCCAAAGGAGACGCCGCATGACGCCGGCCTGTGTACCCCTGCGCGTGGAACGCGGGGCGACGTTCCGCGACACGATGCGGATCATGCAACCGAGCCTGGTCTACCGGCCGATCACTCAGATCGCGCCGACCGCTCCCGTCCGGCTGACAATCCATGGTCACGGATTGCCTGGCACGTGGCTGGCCTGGATCGATGGTGTCCAGGGCATGCCCGAGCTGAACCGCGCTCGACTTCGGCAACTGCCTCACCGGGTCGCGTCCATCGACGACAACACCGTCGAGATCAACCTGCTGTCAGCCGCTGGCCTTGCGCCTGTGGGCGGGCAACTGATCTACCAGCCACCTGTTGACCTGGCTGGCGCCGAGGTACGGATGCAGATCCGCGATGCGCCAGGTGGGACTGTGCTGATGACGCTGGCGCTCGGCTCTGGTCTTGAGCTCGCCGGCGCCGGGACGATCTCGCGCGAGATATCGGCATCGGCTACCGCGGCGCTGGAATGGTCGTCTGCGGTCTACGACGTGGACGTGACATACCCAGATGGCACGGTCCACCGCTACTACAGCGGGCCGATCACTGTGGGCCGTGGGGGAGGGTGCGATGGATGACGCCGCCGAGCCCTGGGCGCTGGCGATCGAGGTCGATTGCGAGCCGCTGGTGCTCAGCGAGATGCAGGAATACGCGGTCACAGTGACGCCGCCGGCAGATGTGCTTGTGGTTGTTGCGGGTGACCAAGGGCCTCCCGGGAGGGATGGCGTAGACGGTGCCCAATGGGGCGCGACTGATTGGTGATGAAATGGCCCAGATTCGATTTTTCAAAGTGGCGACCCTGCCGGGTACGCTGGAACCCGATTCGTTCTACTTCGTCGAGAACGGCAGCTACTCGGAGTCCTACCTGACGAACAGCGCCGGCGTGGCGCGCTCGATCGGTAACAGCGCGATGATCAATGCGTTGATCAACGAGGCGTTGGCCAGCTTGCCCGGCACCGGCGCGCCGATCCTGTTCGTTGCGGATATCGCGGCACGCGACGCCCTGGAGCCGGAGTCGGCGATATTCGTTCTGGTTCAAGACGCTTCCGCCGACCCGACAGTCGAATCCGGCGCTGCGCTGTACGCCTGGAACCCGGCGACCAGTGCGTGGCTGAAGGTGGCCGAGTATGAGTCGATGGACGTCGAGCTCAACTGGGACGCGATCAACGGGCGGCCGACCTCGACGCCGGCGCAGATCGACACTGCCGTTTCCCAGGCGCACACGCACGCGAACAAGTCGACGCTCGACAAGTTCAGCGAGGATGGCGGCCTGGTTCGGTTCGGCGGGCAGCCGATTCCGGCGGAGTGGAACGGGGCGGCCTGGTAAATGGCCGTCCTCCAGACCCACAAGGTCGTCGCGCAACTGCCTGCCGCGCTGGAGCCGAACGCGATCTACTTCGTCCGGCGCAGCACCGGCTACGACCAGTTCGTCACCAACGGCGCGGGCGTCGTGGTGGCATACCCGATGAACGTCCGCATCCCAGCGGCTGTCCCTGGGTATCTCGCCGACGGCTCCATGTTGCGGCTCGCCATGAACCCAGACGGCCAACTGCCGGCGTACACCGCCGGCGGCGCAACTCTCAACCTGCAGGTGCTTTTCAATGGCTGATGTACGACCGACGAAGTTGCAGAACGACGGAAACGGCTACGGCAGTCTCCGCGAGTTCGCCGACGGCGAAACGGTGCCGGTTGCGCTTGGCGGGACAGGTGCGCCGACTGCTGCTGGCGCTCGCACTTCTCTTGGTCTGGGGAGCGCTGCAGTTCGTAGCGCCCTTGGATCAACTGGGGCTTTGTACTCGCGAGACAGCATCCTCGGCGCCGTTTCGCAGTCGAGCGGGGTGCCAACTGGCGCGGTGATCCAGCGGGGTAGTAATGCGAACGGTGAGTTCGTGCGGTTCGCTGATGGAACGCAAATATGCATAGTCACGTTGTTGGGCGACGGTAGTCAGCAGCCAGGTACGTCTATATCACTGCCCCTGCCGGCTGCATTTCTGGGTAATTGGACCACAGGTGTCAGCGTGAGTTGGGCGTCGCATGCGAGCAATCCTTCTGTGGCAAACGGGCTGAAAGTTGCCTATGCAAACGGCTCGACATTGTTCTTCATCCTTCAGGACGCACTGGCCACCAATCGTTTGATTTTCACTTTGGTAGGGAGATGGTTCTGATGATCATCAAGTTGTCACCGTACGCACCACTGCCAGGCAGCGACGAGCACCTGTCGCTGAGCAGGGCTGGCGATGTACTCACCGTGAACGGCCAGGCGTTCGACTTCACACCGTTACCGGAGGGTGGCGAACTGCCGGCTGAGGCTATTGGATCAGAGTGGTTCGCCGGTCCCGCAGTGCGACGTGCCGACCGGCTGGAACTGAGCCTGCGGTTCCCGCTGGCTGATGATGCAAGTGCCGCCGCTCGCTTCCCTGAACCGTTGCTGATCGATACCGATGGACCCGTGGAGTTACCGCGATGATCGACTGGAGCCAGGTAAAGACCGCTGAACAGCAGGCGCAAGGACGCTGGCAGGCTGAGTACGATGCCGCGGCCGTGGCTCGGGCAAATGCCTACCGCCTGGAGAGTGACCCGCTCAAGACCGAGGCCGAGTTCGACGCTATCAAGGCCGGCGTGGAACCGGACTACTCTGCCTGGGTCGCCAAGGTCGAGGAGATCAAGGCCAGGTATCCGCTGCCGGAGGCTGGTTAG